GGCCCTCATGGGCCCCACACCGTAATGCAATGAGAAACCGTAAGATTATTCTACCGTCGGGAAATCCCCGAACAGTTGAGTTCTCTGACGCTAGCGGCCTTCCTTTATCGGAAGAGCACGTGAACGTTCAAGATCTCGTCATTCGTGACGAGTTCTTGGTTTCATCACTACGGAATGACATATATAATCCTTGCATTCATAGCAAGACGATTACTACAGTCACCGATACGGCCGCAGTATCAGTGCAGGGCCCTCTGGGCTCTGTACCGACTGCGTTAGACAAAGGGGTAAGTATACCCAAACGTCTGCTGTTTGATCAAGCACTGCAAGAACTGACTCCCATCGGGAAGCAGTTCGAGTTTGCAAGACAACTGGAGTTCCAGTGTCTTCGGCAACGGCAGGTCTCGCGCTTCAAGAACTTGAAGTTCGTGTCTAACGACCCGAATTTCTCTCTTGTTGTGTTCCTTGCGGAGTTGAAGGAGGTTAAGAAGGCCATTCCTGGTCTTCGTAAGCACTTCAAGACACTTCGCAAAGCCATCACGCGCTCGCAAGGGCGTGCGGTGACGATTGGCGATTTATTCGCCGGAGGTTGGCTGGATTGGTCCTTCGGGACCGGTGCATTCATCCGAGACTTACTGAAGTTATGGAAGCTGTTCGCTAACATGGGCAGCAAGTACCGTGACTTCGTCGCAGGAATGGGCGAGGTAAAGGGAACTTCACACATTGTGGAGCTCTCTCTTTTCCCGCCGTTACCACACCCGCCCGTAACAAGGCGGCTCTATGGTATCGACTGGACCTTTAGTGAAGTCTGGTCCGTTGGTGGCACACATGCCCGGGAGCCTTATAGCAACTTGAGTGTTAGCTACAAGTACTACTCGGACGGCATGACAGGGTTGTTTGGCAGAACCAAACACGCACTCCAAAATCTTGGAGTCGTCCCTGACCTCAGCATCGCTTGGGACTTAATACCCCTGAGCTTCGTGCTGGACTGGTTCGTACCAGTCGGTGAATGGCTTCATCGCCAGCGCATCGATTTGTACGATGTCACATTGCGATTGGTTGGCGCGGGTTATGGAACTCGCGTCACTCTTAGGAGGGACATAAAAGTCACCTATCCTATCTATTCACGTTCGGAACCAGTAACACTGGGCACAGACGTGATTGGGACCTCTTACACGAGGTTCTATCAGAGACAACCGGTGCTGGCAATCCATGCACCGGACGAACTCTCACTCGGAGGTATCACATTCAACAAAGTCCTTTCGGGGACGGCGTTGACTTGGGTTATCGCTGCTGGTGAGATCAGAAAGAAACCAAAAACAAAACGCTGAGCAGTGCTCAGCGGTCTGGAGGTAATTCCTCTGGATGTTAGTCAAACACATATATGCTCGACAATGCGCTTACCCTGCGCGCTAATGATGGCGCAGGCAGTACCGTGACCAACATCGTGTCCTTAACGGACACGGACGATGGTCGCACTATCCGCACCCTTAACACGGGAGGCGGAAACAAGGTCGACTTGATCATCTCAGTCACTGAAAGTACCGAAAACAAAGGTATCATCAGTGATCGAATCTTGATCCGAGTCGACGAGACGAAGGTGGAATCCACCTCGCCTTACGCCCCTGCGAAACAATCTGCATACCTGGTCATCGTGGCGCCTCGGCGTCCCGATTTCTCGGTGCAAGATGTGCAAGTGAATGTTGGGCTTTGCCTCGACCTCCTACTCGGAGTCGGGTCGGGTACCAACGTAATCACTCCTGGTATTCTCGCGCGGATTTTGTCCGGCGAGAAGTAACTCCAAGAGGGCGGCTGATAGGGCCGGGGAGTAATTAACCCCGGCCCTCGCCAGTAATGGCGAGAGCGTGTCAAGTAGTTGAGCATACCGTTAGTATAAACCAACAGTAAAACAGTAACCATATATATGATTAATGAACTCCCATTTATAAGGGATCTCCACACAGCAATGCTGCTTGACATAGCAGGCTTTCATGGTCTCCGATCGCTGGAATGCGATTTGGAGATGGCTGAAATGGTGCATCAAGACATCAAGAGAATTGATCTTGAGGCAACGGCCGGAAACTTCCGGTTCTTCACACGAACGTTACCCGAGTTTGGTCGAGCAATCGATCGCTACTTGATAACGGGAGTAGCCCCGGAATCGCTTCCAGAGACGCTGGCCACTGTGGCCTGGCTCTGGAATGTGTTTCTTACGGCGGAGGACCCGAAAGCCCTGCAACACGTAAGGCAGCTGTCGTACTTGTTTTACAAGTATGAAACCCCGCTTGACCCCGAGGCTGCGAAAGCAGTTATCGAGTCATTCGTTGGAGTTGAAAGTCAACTTCGGGAACTCCGAGTTGATTCTAAGGATCCGATTATCCGGAAAGCACGCGCTATTATATGCCGTGTCCTTAGTGGCGTCGATCATAGGGATATCATCCCTAGACATGGACCAGGAGCAGTTGCTACTGGTGAAGGAGTGGTTGAAAAGACACGCTTCAAGCGTATCTACCGTTCCCTAGAGTCAGTGTACCCCTTCACGGAGTACATGTGCTTTAGTTTATCTCATGTTTGCGACACTTGTCGCAGGTTTCCGCATCTTGAGGTTCTTCGGAAGGGCACGGCGAAAGTCGTGCTAGTACCGAAGGATTCTCGAGGACCCCGACTCATATCCTGTGAACCACTTGAATTTCAGTGGATCCAGCAAGGTTTGGCGACGAAAATCGTCGACCGGATTGAGAGCCACCCGCTCACCCGAGGCCACGTGAACTTCACGGACCAAATGGTGAATAGGAGGCTTGCAGTCGAAGGGTCTGTATCCCTTAAATGGGACACCCTTGATATGAAGGATGCTTCGGATCGCGTGAGCGTAAAGCTCGTGCGGACGTTGTTTCAAGGCCTTCCCCTCTTAAAGGGGCTCTTGGCCGCGAGAACGACTGAAACGCGGCTTCCTGATGGGAAGCTTGTGCATTTGGAGAAGTTCGCTCCGATGGGATCAGCCTTGTGCTTTCCCGTTGAGGCGCTCGTGTTCTACGCACTAGCAGTGTCTGTCCTGCAATGCGCTGCGGGTCTCCCCTTAAGGGAGGCATCACGTAGCGTATACGTCTACGGCGACGACATCATTATAGACCGGAAGTACTCCAGTCTCATCTTGTCATACTTACCCAAGTTTGGACTCATGTTCAATCTTGATAAGTGTGCCACCAGCAGCATCCCTTTTAGGGAATCATGCGGTGCGGATGCCTACAAAGGCGTCCTCGTAACACCTTTGCGGGTGAAACGGAGATGGAAGTCGCAACTTGACCCTATGGCACTTGCCTCCTATGTAGCCGTTTCAAACGGACTATACGAAGCAGGTTATACCTTGGCCTCAGAGTTTGTTGAATATGCGATCCGGCTATCATATCCGGACTTACCGTACAGTGTGAAACTGCGGTCATATGTCAGCTTCGTGAGGCCCTACGGCTGTCGTGAAGTCAACACAGCATTGTTCGCCACCCGCTACCGGCATAACCGGCGGTGGATGCGACGAGAAGTGAAGGCTTATGCTCTCAGACCAGTAGTCATTAGTGTAGACTACGATTCATGGGAGCATCTCCTCCGTCGATTCAGTATCGGCGGGCACGAGACTCGTGCGGGT